CCTCGGCTTCGGCATACTTCTCTGCGTCGCGGCTTGTCAATGCTCTTGCGTATGCTTCCAAATACTTTTTATAATGCTTCTGTCGTATCTTACGCAATTGAATATTCAAGTAATTTAATACCGCTTCAATTTCTTGTAATTGATTAAACCTATGCTCGGTTAGACCAGGAAGATTACTCAAGGCACGTTCAATATTGCCCTGGATTTTAATTTCTCCTCGGGCAATATTGAGTTCGTTCTCATAATATGTAATGAACGCAGGTATCTGACTTAGGTCAGCAACTACACGATTATACCACATTACTCGTCTTCGTCGTCTTCGTCGTTGTCTTCTTCTACTACATACTCTTTAAGAGCTTTTTTAAGATTACTGTCAATGCCACCAAACTCTTGAAGTTCAATGTCACCCAACATATCAACCATAATACTCATTAAATTGTCGGCGGCTTCTTGCCTATCTTTAACAGGTATATATTGTTTTAAAATAGTGTATGCTTCACCAAGTACTTCTACATCAATACTCATTCTTCAGTTACCTCTTCTGGTTGTTCAATAGCGACTGATTTATCAGCAGTGTGTGGATTAGCGGTAATGTCTGCCATTACTCGATCCAAACATCCGTCATCATTACGCTCCCATCCCTTACGGAACTTCTTGATGATCTCGCCATCTGCTGTTGTATATACCAAACTGTTACCTTCCTTCTTTAAAAGTTCTTTGCCTTCAACTAAGTCAGTCAGTCCGCTATATGGGTTCATTCCAGTTTCATATGGAATCTTGACCTGTACACTTTCAAAAGGTTTGGCATAGCGTGTTTTCATGATCTTACATGCAGCACGAATACCTTTGACCTCAGAGATCTTGTTGCCATCCTCGTCTTCTTTTAGTTTTAACTTACGCATGGCAACTACAATACTTGACGCATAGATAAAGCCCTGACCACCCGAAATCTTGTCATCGGGGTCAAACATGTCCTGACTGGCGTATGTGTGGTTGGTACAAACCAAACCAATGTTTAAGTCTCCAAACATGTTCACACAATTACGTACCAAGGCAGTGAGTGCTTTGGGCTTACGTCCCAAGTCACCTTTTAAGTCGCCGGCAGCAAATTGATTAACATCTGTAGGAGTTAACAACATGCCCAAACTATCCACTACAAACAACACCTTGGGACGTTCTGTCTCGGGTATTGTTCGGTATTCTTTTACAAAGTCGTTAATCATCTTGGCAAGATCATCAATCATAGCCATGTTCAACTTCAACAACTTGTCTTCACTGGTGTCAACATCTAGAGCTTGCAGCCATTTTTCATCTAGTGCGTTTTCTGTATCGATTAAGATTGGATAAATGCCCTGTTGCTGTGCATTTTTAATCAAGTTGCCGCTACAGATAAAACTCTTACCTGCACCCGATTCGCCAGCAAACACAGTGACCTTGCCCATGGGGATACCTTTAGTAAAGTCACCGCTGATAAGATAGTTTAGTGCATAGTTGTTTGTTGAAATCCAGGTGTCGGGATCAGTAAAGCCAACACTAATCCCGTCGATGCTCTTTGTAATTGATTTTCTAAATTTACTTACGTCAAATGGTTTTGCCATGATTAATTTCCTTTAAGTTGATATAAATGTGTAAAAATTTTAGTGCTGTCTAAATTTCTTCTTGCGTCAATTTCTGCTATTTTGTCCAATGTTTCATTAAAGTTTTTGTCAAAAGGTTGTTGTATGTGTTTTAACAAGTTCCTATACCCATCTTCTAGTAGGAAACCCTGCTTCATAGCAATTCTTTCTAGCAACAGTTCTTCTAATGATTGTAACACATGCTTTGGTAAATGTCTAGTATCTAACCATCTAGGACCAAGCAATGCAGTCAAAATAAAGCTGTTTTGGTGAAATCCATTAATGATAAAATAATCAACAGTATCAAAAATACTCAAATAGTTCAACACTCCCCAGGTCATATTAAATGTAAGTTTATGAGGTAACTGTTTTATAGTGTTCAAGTTTTCTAAAAAATCTTCCCATTTGCCGCCATAACGCATATACTCAAACTGTTCGCCCATACTTTCTACACTGACTGTCCAATGCACATTTTTAAATTTGCATATAAGATCTAATACTCGTGTATTTGTTTTGCTTAGATTTGTGTTTACTCTTAAACTTACATCAGGATTTTTTTCTAATAACTTAGTTAAAAATTCTTCGTTTTCTTTCATTAACAGTGGTTCACCACCGGCCATGTAAATATTTTTTAACTCTGATATATTGGAAAATATAAAATCCTTAAATTCTTTGTTTCTATCTTGACTGGGGTGCTCAATTTTAATTTTTAATTCGTCAGCCCATTTACTACTGAGCACAGGTCCGCAATAGACACATGCATGATTACAGACATTTGACCAACGTACATCAACTTGATGTAAATTAAAATTATTGGGGTCTGAGTAGGTATCTAGGGCAACCGTCTTTAGTTCTTTTAAATAATAGATCCTACTACTAACAATGTCGTGTGATTTTTTATTTTCTTCTAATCTATAACAATAATTACATGACGGATGCTTTTCTTTATTGAGGATAGCAGTTTTAATCTCTGTATTCTTTGCACCTGTTAAAATTTCGGTAATGGATTGTGTTTTTAAATTTCCTATACTTTCATAGCTGCATATACAGTTTTTAATATCCCCAGACACATCTGCATAAAATCCTGTCCAAGGAATAGGACAAAATGCTTTGTTGGTAAGTATATCCTTGGGGGTCATATTCTCGAAGGCCCCAGTGATAATTCTGTTACAACCAAATTTGGTCCTGCCATTTCGAGTATATCAACTGCTGTCTTTGCCCATTCGTCAACATTGGCCGGATTGCCGTGCGCTTTGACTCCATCAGTTAAATTGGTTGCAACATACCCGGGCTTGAGTAAAACATAATTGATGCCACTACGTTCTTGACGTAGTTGCTTAACTGCTTCTTCTAGTGTTACTTTTTGAACGTAATAATTTGTCTCGTTTGAGATAGTGGTCATTGGGTAACTGGTCATCATTGTACTAACAACAATAATAGTTTTTTCTGTGTCCTTCCAACGTCGAGCCATTTCCAACAGTAGTTCTGTTTGTGCAAACCCCACCTGTGCATTGTTTACAAAAACATCACAGGATTCTATCACATCTGCCAATTTGGGAATTACACGTATGTTATGACCATTTCTACGACTCAGTCTCAGTACCTCGTGTCCTCGGCTTTCGTATTCATTACCCAATGCTTGCCCTATTCCGGCGGTGCCGCCTGTAATTGCTATTTTCATTTTAATAAGTATATTGGATCATTTTTAAACGTAAAACTTGCTATGATTCGCGGAGTAACCAATGGATCTATTTTGATTACAGAGTGTGCCAGTCTTGAATTAAACACCACTGGCTTGTGTAAATCGTACAGTTCTGCTATCAATTCTAAATCCATATTGCTGATATCTTCTTTTGTCTGCCCAAATTTATCAACTTTGACTGGTAGTTTTGATAATTCTTCCTCTGTGATTTTATGCCATCGATTAACCCAACCGGTTGTATTTGCAATAGGAAAATTAAATTTTGCTACTATTGGCAATGGGTCAACATGTAGAGGCAAGTCGTTATATAAAATCACAACTGCCGAGCTCATTGGTATTAGATTATAGGTCTTAAAGAATGCCAATAATTCTGGGACTTTGGCTATAACTTCTTTAGTATCTAAAAATATCCAACCTTCTTCTTTTGAAACTAATTTATCAGAAATAAATTCTAATATCTTCTTAGATATTATATCTATATCATCACACGACAATTCAACAAAAGATTTTAACATTATATACCTCTTAGGTGTTTTTGTTCTTGTATATATCGATCAATTGCATCTTGATCTTTGTTATTTACATCTAGTACCGCAGGCTGTTTCAAATATGCGTATTCATGGTCAATGCCATGTGATTTGGCAAATGCAATTAAGTCCGGAAGTTGGTGTTGATTTAGTACACTGACCGTGGTCCATAAGTTTAACTGAACGGGCATGGTCTTATAGGTCATTAAATTTTTGTAGAACTCGTCCCATCGAATGGGCCAACGTACAAAATCATGTACCGCGCCTATGCCGTCAAAGCTGAC